GAGTCGCATGTGGTAGCTGCGCTGGCCCGCGGCGCCCCACTTGCCGATGAGCATCTGTGCGCCGGGCGCGTACCAGTCGGCTTCGCCTTCCCAGCGCAAGTCGATGTCTTTGGTGAGGTCGAGGGCTGCGGTGTCCGGGGTGGACGCGTAGCCGGTCGGGGTGCCGTCGAGCTGGAGGTACGACGTGGCGCCGGGCAGCGACAGGCGTACCCGGGTGTTGCGGCCGATGCGTCCGTAGAAGGGGGACATCGGGTTGCGCGGGGAGTACTTCCCGTCACGGTTGTTGATGGTCATGGGCACGGCCGCCGGGTCGGCCGCCGTGCCCTCGTTACGGATCCCGCGCTGGTGGGTGATCGGGGTCCGTGTGTAGACGTCCGCTGTGAAGTCCGTCCAGGCTCCGTCGATCAGCATCTCCGCGCGCAGCCCCAGCGGATCTTCTGGGAACGCCATCTGCCACCCCTTACTTGCCGAGAACTACCTGTACGTCGCCGCCGCTGATGCCGACGCGCTTACGAATGAGCCCGATGATCGCGTCGCCGAGCTCGCCACCACCGTCGAGCCGCACAACCTGCGGCGACTGGCCCGTCCTCCCGCCGGCCGTCCCGCCGCCGACGGCGGCCCCCACGGTCGCGGACATCGCCGCGGACGGCGTCGGCGTCGACACGAGGTTCGCCATGGTCCGGTCGACCTCCCCGGCGGTGGACTCGATACCGGCGACGATGCCCCGGGGGATCCACCGGCCGACCTGCTTGGCCATGACTTTCGAGGGGCTGGCGATACCGAGGGCTTTGGCGACCGGGCCGGGGATGACACTGCGGGCCCAGCCCATGATCTGGCTGCGGATCCAGCCGCCCATGCCGCGGATGCCGTTCCACAGGCCGCGCACGACGTCTTGGCCTTTGCCGAACAGGAGGTTGCTCAGCGAGCCGATTCCGGCGGAGATCCGGCTGGGCAGTCCTCGTACCCACGCCACCAGTTCGAGGGCCTTGCGGACACCGGCGTCTTTGAACCGCTGGAAGGAGTTGGTGGCGGCTGCCGTGACGACTGCGGAGAGCCCGGAGATCGCTGCCCCGATCCGGCCGGGGAGGCCGGTCAGCCAGTCGCGGAGTTCGGTCATCTTGCGGACGGCCCAGTCCTTCGCCTGCCCGAACCAGGCGGACACGCGGCCCGGGATCGCACCGAGCCAGTCGACGGCGGCCAGGATCCCGTCCTTCGCCCACACGACTTTCGCGACGACCCAGTCCCACGCGGCGAGCGTGGCGGCCTTGATCTGATCCCAGTAGGTGACGACCAGCAGCACCAGCCCCACCAGAGCCAGCGCGATCCCCCCGATGATCCAGAACATGGGGTTCGCGAGCATCGCGGAGTTCATCGCCCACACGCCGATGGACGCGATAGCGAACGCCGTACCCAGCGCGGTCACCCCGGCCGCCGCAGCGATGAACACCCCGGAGTGCTCCGACACGAACCCGAACACGCCCTCGAGGCGCGGGATCACCTCGTTACCCAGGAACTCGACCAAGTTCTGCTGCATGGTGTTCTTGAACTGGGTCACCTTCGCGCCCGCGTTGTCCCGCAGCCCGTTGCCGAGGTCGTCGGCCGCGCCCTTCGCGCCGCCCATCGCCTCGGTTGCCTTGTCGACGTCCAGTGCGAACAGGGCGGCGCCGAGATCCTCGCCCGGCCCGCCGAACAGGGTGCTGATGATCTGGCGGGCCTCCTGACTGTCCGGGCCCATCTCCCGCAGCTTGTCGAGGACCAAGTCCATGGCGCCCTCGCCACGCTTGCCGCCCGCGGCGATGTCGTCGCCGGTCTTCTTCGCGTCCAGGCGCAGTGCCTTGAACGCGTCCTGGACGGCCTTGCTGCCCTCGGTGCCGCGGAGGGAGAACTCCTTGAAAGCGTCGGCGATCTTGTCGGTGTCCTGGACCCAGCCGCCCTCGATGCCCTGCCGGATCAGGCCGAGCGCGGTCTGCCCGGACAGTCCGGCCTGCTGGAAGATCGGCCCGTACTCGCGGAAGGTCTCGGCGAGGTCTTCGCCGGCCGGGCCGAGCCCGGTCATGCCCTTGGTGAGGAGATCGAACGCCTCCTGACTGTCCTTGGCGAGGCCGTTCTTCACTGCCGACCCGGCCGCCTGCGCGGCCAGCGACACGTCGATCTCGAACGAGTTGGCGAGGTCGGCCGCGTTCGCGGCGATGCTCTTGATCTGTGCGTTCGTCGCCCCCGGAGGGATCAGGCCCGACCCGGCGATCGCCTTGATCGTGTCCGCGCCCTCCTGAAAGTCGGCGACGATGGCCTCCTTGAACAGCTGGCCCGCCAGCCGCCCGTACTGCTGCGCCACCGCCGGCGTCGTACCGAGCTGCGCCCCGAGCCGGGCAGTGATCTGCGACTGGTCCAGGGACTCCTGCATCGACGACATGAGGACCGCGCCGGCGGCCACACCGACACCAGCAGCAGCGAGCTTCATGCGGGCCCCGAGCCGCTGGCCGATGCTCTGTCCGGCGGCGTCGGCGCCGTCCTCTCCGGACTGCCGCAGTCCGTCACCGAGGGCGTCGCCGGCGTCGTCTCCGGCCTGGCGGGCGGCGCGGCTGGCCCTGTCGCCGAGGCCGTCCCCGAGCCCGTCGCCGAGTCGCTGCCCGGCGCGCTGCCCCGCCCGATGCGCTTCGGCCTCGGCCTCCAGTGCGGCGGCGGTGACCGCGTCGACCAGGCCGCCGCGGAGGTTGCGCCACTGGCCGTCAGCGCCGCGGACGAAGCCGCCGCCGAGCCGGGTCCCGGCCTGCCGCCCGGCGTCGTCGGCGTCACTGCCCATGCGCTGCCCGGAGGCGCGCATGGCGCTCTCGGCGCGGCGCAGGGCGGGGGCGACACCGTCGTCGTTGAGGGTGATCAGGCCGGTGAGTTCGCCGACGGTGAGCGCCACAGCGCTACCTCCTCCTGGGTGTGCGGGACTGCTTGGGCGGGGGAGGTGCGAAGTGGCGGTGCACGCGGGAGTCCGCGGAGAGCAGGCCGTAGAGGCGGGTCTGGAACCAGCGCCACGACCGCGTGCGGAGCAGCTGCTCGTCGGCCAGGTCGAGACCGTAGGTGTCCTGGAAGTCCGCCTCGACGAGCGGCCACTGATCCAGCAGGTCGGTGCGGGTTACCCGCTTGCCCTGCTGCCGCGCCTGTGACGCTGGCGGGAGCCCGCCCTCGTACCACTCGTAGAGCCCCGTGATCGGGTCCCGTTCGCCGCGGCCGACGCCGAGGGCGCTGACTTCGGCTGCCGACGGGCCGCCCGATTCGGGGCCAAGAGAGAAGGGTCGCCACCGCTCCCCCAGAAGCGGGCGGCGGTGTCGCGGTCGTTGAGGACCCACACCATCGCGGTCATCGCCACGTGCCGGAAACGGGTCCAGGACAGGTCGGCGAGGATCGTGTCGTGCTGCTCGCCGAGGACGAGCTTGAACAGGTCCCGCTCCGCGGCGTCGTCGAGGAGTTCCTGATCGGGTTCGGTGCCGTGGAGGTAGAGCTGCGCTGCGGCCTTGGTGATCTGCTCGACGCGGAGTCCGTCCCGGGCGGCGGGGGACGGGATCCGGTAGACGTGGGTCTGCCCGCCCTCGGTGAGGACGGGCAGCTCCAGGTAGTCGTCGAGGAAGTCGCCGAGCGCCTCGAACGTAGCGGCCATGTCAGGGGGTTCCCACGGCGAGCGGGTTGTCGATCGCCGTGCGCGGGCCGTCGCCGGTGAACGTGATCTCCACCTCGCCCAGAGCGGAGTACTCGCCGCCGGACGGCGCCCAGGTGGGGATCGCCTTGCCCTCGTACGCCTCCGGGAGGCCATCGCGGTTCATCCACCGCAGGTGCACCAGGTTGGCGTCGCCGTACTCGTCGGAGGCCAGACGGATCGCCTCGTGCACCGGGTTGTACACCTTCTGGGTCCGGTTGGCCTTGCGGCGGATCGTTACCGACAGCTCCCAGGACTGAGCGGTCTTCGTGTTCCCGGCCCAGCCGTCCGAGTCGTAGTCCGAGCTGTCCTCGATGTTCGGCTCGGCAGACGGCTGGAATTCCCGGACGCCGGGGCAGAGCTGCCAGTCCGGAGTTTCGTCGGTGCCCATGTTCACTTCGAGTCGCCACTCGCGGGCGAGTTCCGTCTCGTTGGTGGGCGTGGGGGTGGGCGTCGTCATGGGATGCCTCTCCTCAGTCGATCAGATGGGGCCCGGACCTGACCGTCCGGAGGTAGTAGTTCGCGGTCAGCTCCATGCGGCCGCGTGTGTCCTGGCCGATCCACGCCTGGGACTGGCGCCAGGAGATTTCCACCCACACGCCGCGCAGCAGGTAGGAGCGGCGGTTGTGGAGGACGTTGAACACCGCGTCCGCGAGGTCCACCAGTCCGGTCGCGTCCGTGCCCCAGCGCATGCGGGCCTGGATGCCGGTGACCGAGTCGGTGGAGTCGTCGTCCGCGACTGGGTACGGGGTCAGGCCCAGCGCCCGGTCGGGGCCGTCCGGGATCTTGCCGAGGACGATGCCGGTGACGTCCGCCGGCAGGACCGCGTCCGGGCTGTACCGTCCGATGCCCTCCGCGTCGAGGAGCTCGGCGACGCCCTGGAGCAGGGCAGCGTCGTGGCTCACCGCAGGGCCCGCCTCAACTGAGCGGCGATGATGTCGCGTACCTCGGTGTGGGCCGCGTTGAGCGGCCGTTCCAGGTACTTCGCTGTCCGGCCCGGCGCGTGCCGGTAGTCCAGCTCCTCGTGCTGGCGGACGGCGTACGGAGTGTCGTAGGAGACCGCGGCCGTCAGGTCGCCTGCGTCCACGCTGGCCGTGCCGGAGTTCTGGAGCGCTCCCTCGTCGAGAGGGACGACCGCCAGCGACTCGGTCAGGACGTGTTCGGCGGCGAGGACCAGGCCGCGGGCGGCGGCGGCGCGGAGTTCCCGCTGGACCGCTGCCCCGTCGAAGTCGAGTCGGAAGCGTGCCATGCGGGCCTCCTTCTACTGGAGTTGGATCTCCACGTGGTCCGGGGTGGGCAGGCCGCCGCCGTCGCGGGACAGGCAGGCGATGACCTTCGTCTGCCGGCCGGACGGGAGGGTGATGCGGGACAGCGGCGGCGCGGACGTGCCCGGCATCGTGTAGGCGGTCGAGGAGGACGTGACCGACTCGCCGGCCGGGGAGACGACCGCGCGGGTCTGCTCGTCCACGAACGCGCGCACCGACTGCGGCGGGCCGTACAGGGGGCCGGTGCTGGAATCGCCGAGGTACGGCTCGATGGTGATGCGGTGGCGCAGCAGCGAGCCCGGGATGTGGCTCACCAGACCACCGCCACCGAGCCGAGCGTGATCTTGCCGTGCAGGTGTGGGGCGCGGAGTTCGTCGGCGGCCTGCGGGGCGAGCTGCCGGGCAGCAGCGTCTTCCCCGCTGACGCTGGTCACGGACCGGCCGAGGTTGACCGAGCCGATCGACACCGACCCGTAGCCCACACCGGCCGCGCCCGTGCTGTCGCCGACCTCCCCCCACCATGCGACCTGCGCGCACACCGCGCGGCCGATCGCCTCGGCGACGTCCGGGTCGGCGGGCATCCCCGCCGTGTCGACGTCGTAGCGGCAGTACGCCAGGACCCTGGCATCGAGCATCCGGGACGCGGCCGTCAGGAGCCTGTCCGCGTCGTCGGGTGGAGTCGTGCCGAGGTAGCTGGCCAGGTCCGTGACGGTCGCGTACACGGGTGCGGGCATCTCGCACCTCCCTCATGGACATGCGGAAGGGAGGCCACAGTGGGCCTCCCTCCTCGCTCGCGGCAGGCTGGTCAGACGGTCGGGTCCTCGCCGTACCGTTCGATGAGTACGGCCTTCGTCAGCGTCGGGATCTCCGCCCGCTCCTCGTCGGACCCTGCACGCATCTGGGCGTATGCCTGCCACTCGTCCTTCGACGCGGAGCGGTCCGGGTACGGCTTCTCGCCACTGGCCAGGCGCTCCCAGTTCGGCAGCATCTCCAGCCGCGCGTCCGGGTGCTGACGCTTCACCACGTCGCCGTTGTTGGCGTTGCGGTAGCGGATCACCTCGGACGTCACTGTGCGCCCCCGTACCGCTCCACCAGCTGCTCCTTCGTGAGGCTGTCGACCTCGGCCTCCTCGTCGGAGTCCTTCGCCTGGCTGCGGGCATACGCCTGCCACTCGCCCTTCGACGCGCCGCGCTTCGGCGCCCCGTCGCGCGGGTCGTACGTCTCACCGACCGCGGCCTGCTCCGTCTCCAGTACCCGCCCGGGCGGCGTCGGCGCCTCCGGGGAGACAACCTCCGGCCCGTGCGGGTTGGCGACGCCGGCGTTCGTCGGCAGCCCGGCATCCGTGGCGCGCGGCTCGACCGCGCCGTCCCGCAGCGACCCGCCCCCGACGTCGGCCACGTCACGGGGGTCGGCGGGCTCGAACACCTCCCGGGCCTCGGCCGCCGCCTCGCCGTTCACGCCGTAGCCCTTGCGTCGGAAGTAGGCCAGGGCCGCCGCCGCGTTCTCGTTGTCGCCGTCAACGGTGGCCTTGCCCTTGCTGAAGACCACCCCGGCCACCTCGCCGGAGAAGTGCGACTCGGGGGCGGTGATGTTGTAGGTCGTCATGGTGTCGCTCCTCAGCTGACCTTGATGTTGCGGAGCACGCCGCTGGACTTGGTGTTGCGGAGGACGGCCGCGACCGGGCCCATCTCGACCTCGCCGCGCTTGACGGCGCCGGGCTGGGTGAAGTCCGGCATGTACGAGGTGACGAGCGGCTGCCCGGCGACAGAGGCGCCGTGGAAGGCGTCCAGGCCGAAGCTGACGGCGTACAGGTCGGTGAGGCCGGTGACGTTCCCGCCCGCGCCCGCGCCGTCCGGGTCGCGGGACTCGACGGGGATGATCGAGCCGCTGCCGGTGTGGGTGTCGCCGAGGTCGACGAGGGTCCACGGCCCGTACATCTCGATCTGGCGGCCGAGGTCGTCCTTGGTGTTGGTGTACATGCCCGCCCACCGGGCGAGCGCGCGCACGCGGGTGATGCTGACCGTGTTACCGAGGATGGCCTTGACGCCCGGGGGCAGTGCGCCGGGGCGGCCCTGGTCGCCGCCGCCAGTGCTGGACGGGACGATCCGGGACAGGAAGCTGTCCAGGTGGTCGAGGCCGGCCATGGCGAGGGACTGGGTGTTGATGGTGCCCGGCGTCCAGTCGAGGTACCCGACGTCGAGGCCGTTGGCGGCGGGCAGGTATTCGGTGGGCTGCCCGGTGAGGATCTTGTCGAGGCCGTCGAAGCCGTCGGCGTCCACGGCGGTGTCGCCGTTGACGAGCTCTTCCTGGAACCGGGTCCGGATCGACGTGATCTTCTGCTGGACCTGGAAGGCGACCTCGTTGGTCGCGGCCTGGCCCAGGTTCGCGAGGACGCGGTCGACCTGGAAGGCGCCGCCGAGCGGCTTGAGGTCGACGGTGTACCGCTGGCGGGTCGCCTCGGTCGGGGAGTACTCCGTGTTGACCGCGCGGAAGTCCGCGCCCGAGGCGCTCACCAGCCGCGTGTAGCCGTAGGTGAGGGTCGCGCCGCCGGTGCCGGGGGTGACGGTGTCGTCGAACACCATCTGGTCCAGCAGCCACGAGTAGCGGCGCAGGTTGTCGATGACGGCGTAGTCAACGTCCGCTTGGGTGTTGATCTGCGCCTGAGCGAGCGTCACGGGCATGGGTTACTCCTGGGGTTCAGGTCTGGTAGTGGCCGCGGATGGCGCCGGAGAGGCCGCCCTCTCCGCGCTTAGTGGCACCGCTCTCGCCGGTGCCAGCGGACAGGTCCCCGCCGCTCTTGCCGGCGGTCTGGACAGCGAAGGCCGGGTTGTCCTTGACAGCGGCCTTGATGGCGTCGTCGAGGTTCGCGCCGAATGTCTTCGAAGTCGGGTCGAGGTCAGCGATCTTCTGGCGGAACGAGACGGAGTCGAGAAGGGCGGACGCTCTCGCGCTGTGCTTCTCAGCCCGGTCGCGTACGGCGTCGCGGACGGTCAGCTCGCGGAGCTTCGCGTCCCGCTTCTCAATCTCGGCCTGTGCCTCCTGAGCGGCGGCCGTGCGGCCTGCCTTCTCAGCCGCGGCGACGGCCTTCTCCTGCTCGGTCATGTTGGCGGCCTTGAGCTTCTCCAGCTCCTCGGCCGCGCTGGTGTTGGCCTTGGCGCGCTTCTCCCACTCGCGGGAGTGGGCGAGCGTCTCGCGGTACTTGGCCTCCCAGTCGGCGCCGCCGTCCGCTCGGGATCCGGTCTGCGCGGATTCCTTCCCGGACTGCTGTCCGCCTTGGTCACCGGCCTTGCCGTTGTCGCCGGTTCCCTCCTGTCCGGACTGGCCGGACTCACCAGATCCGGGCTGTCCGCCCGATCCTCCGTCGCCTTCGCCCTCGCCGTTGCCACCCGCGATGGCGTAGATCGGCGAGCCGTTGCGGCGGTAGCCGAGTACGTCGAGCGCGGAGTGCGTTGCGAGGGGGTGCCGGAAAGCCCGGCGTGTGAAAGGGACCTGCATGGTGTTCTCCCGTTTCGGGTTGCCCGGGCGCCGTGCGGCGGCCGGAAGTCTTGGGGTCAGCGCGCGGCGCCGGCGCCGATCTGCTCGCGGTGGCTCTTCCTGGGCAGTCCGGTCTCCGCGACCAGCTCACGGATCCGTGCCTGATACGCCCGGACCTTCGCGTTCGCCGCCTTGCGGTCCTTCTCCTCGACCGCGCCAGCCGCGCGGCGTTTCCACGCCCGCACCTGCCGCTCCAGATACCGCTGCTGCTGCGACTGCTCGTACGTCGCCCGCGTCCGGTCCTTCTTCGGACCGGGCGGTCGGGTCAAGCCAGGCAGGTATGCAGAGACCGAGTGGCTAATCGGCAGTTCGGGTGCATCAGACCCGAACTGCGTGCCTCCTCGAAACTCCCCGCCACGCGGACCCGCACCATGCGGTCGTCCTCCGTGGCGTGCTCCATCTCCACCACGCCGGCCCCGGGCGGACCCTTACGCCGGAGGATCTTGCCCTCCCAGGGCTTGCACCGATCGCACTCCTCAGGGGCGTCCGACACAACCACCAGGTCGACCCCGGCCGCGGCAAGCCGATCCGTGTGCGCCTCCACCGCCGCACGCCCGACCGCGGACCGGGTGGCCATCTCCGCGTACGACGTCAGGTTCCAGGGGCGGCCGGACCGATCCACGAATCCCGTCACGCCCTTGGCTGCGAACTTCTGCAGGGCCCGCCCTGCGGCCTGCCGCCGGGTCTGCCCGCCCAGCAGCGGCACTGCCGACGCCTCGGCGATCACTTGCCGGTACACGTCCATGCCGGTGCGCAGGATCCGCATGTGCGCCGGGCCGGTCTCCGAGACGAGGGCCGCCGCGAGCCGGTCAACCGCAGCTGCGGTCGGTAGCGCCTCGGCGGCGGCGAGCGCCGGTCCGACGGCCACCGCGCCGAGTTCGGCTATGGCCGCCTGCTGGCCGCGCTCGTAGGCCTCGGTGAGCGCATGGTGCATTGCCCCAGCGGCGTCGACCTGGAGAACGGCGATGATCTCCTCGATCGCGGTGCGGAGGTTACCAAGCGAGGCCAGCTTCAGCTCCACCCACCGTGGGGAGTCGAGGCCCGACGCGAGCGCTCGCGTCACTTTCTCGATCAGCACGAGCTCAGCCTGCTCGTACAGCGAAGCCACGGCGGCCGCAAGGTCCTCGGCCATGGCAGGGCTGACCGGCATGCGCACCCCCGCTACTCGTCGGCGCTTCCGCCGTCCTGCTTGCCGAAGTCCGGCCGGTCGGCCCCCAAGGTCAGCGGGTCCTCGACGAGCCGGCCGGTCTCCTTCTGGATCCGGCGTACCTCGGCAACCTGGTCTTCCTCGTCCCAGTCGGGGTGCAGCAGCGCGACCTTCACCTCGGTCGACGCGGCCTCGGCCTGCTGGAGGAGCGCCGCGGTCTCGGCGAGCGTTTTGATGTCGTCCTGCACAGAGTCCTGGAAGACGACGTCCGGACGTTCGACTTCGATGCCGGTCACGCCGGGGAACATGCCCGACGCCTCCAGCATCAGCAGCACCTCGACCACGTCGGCGATACCCGTCGCCGCCAGCTCGGCCTTGGTCGCGCGCGTGGTCATCGATCGAGCCGTTCGGGCCTTGATCTCCGTAGCGGTCATGGCCTGTCCGGCACTGTCGTCGCCGAACGTGTTGCCGCTGTACCCCGCGTTGCGGATGACCTTGCCGACCAGCTCCTCAATCGTGCTCCTGTGCTCGGCGTG